TGTGGAAGGAGAATATGGGGTTCGTATAAAGCATAATCAAAGTGGTTCATTATACACGCCAATTGAAGCTAAGTATAACCAGATAAAATTAGATGTTTACTCTGGAGCGAATATGACTTTAAAAACCGATCGATTAGAATTAAATAATGGCGGTGATAGTTATTTTTCTAATGCTCCTGCAGGTATTTCGCTAGGTCTGGATAGTACGCCAAGAATTTGGAGCATGGCCATTTATAATCGAACCTATTCTAGTGCATCAAATATGTTTATAACAAATGCAGGAACTATAGGTCGATCGACTTCTGCAAGAAAGTATAAAGAAGATATTCAAGTGGCCGATGAAGTAATTTCTAAAGCAAAACGGTTTTTGTCTATTCTCCCTTCATCTTGGTACGATAAAGCTGAAATTGCTCGCGGAGACAAACCACAAAGGCATTACGGGTTTGTGGCTGATGATTTCGATAATAAAGGATTAAAGGAAGTCGTTTTATATGGTTCTTCTGGTCAAGTTGAAGGTTTAGCTTATGATCGTTTGACCATGTATCAAAATGTTATCCTTAGTGATCATGAGCAGGAGATCCAATCTCTAAAAAAAGAAGTAAGTCAATTGAAAAACAAACTAAAAGAGTTAGAAGCTGCATAGCTTCTAACTCTTATTTTATGGAGGAATTACAATGAAAATCACTTTAAAGAACAGCGAATTAGCGCCGGCAATCAATTTCTTAGAAGATATGACACTCAAGGCAAACAAAGACAGCCGCCATCGTACAAAATTAGTCAAGCGGATCCGAGAAGCGTTCAAAGAATTATCAGATGAAGAAAAGGCACTCATGGAAAAATTCAATTTGTTGGATGAAAATGGACAACTAAAAGATGGCGAGAGTCAAGATGCGAAAGATGTAGCTGGATTCAACAAGGAACAAGCAATCCTCATGGAAGAAGAAGTCGTAATTGAAGGTGGCATGTATGCCCGGAATTTTGATGAAATTCCTCGAATCTTAGAAGACTACGATGGCATGTTATCCGGAAAGGACGCCGAAGTATATGATCGGCTGCTAGATGAGTTTGAAAAGGAAAACGTTGAGTAACTAGCTTTCTAAAAAAAAAATTGGAGGAAACTATCATGGCATTAGGAGTTAAAAAATCAATTAGTATCACTGGTGAATCAAAAGTCAATGGACAACAAGCAATTTACTTATCCGCAAATGTCACAACAGACAGTGCAGGAAACACCACTATTAACCAATCGATCACGGATCAAAATCTATATCGGCAGAATCGCGTGGAATGCCGTAAGGACGTTGACGAGTTTCAAGAAAAAGTCTGGGCTATTGAAGATGATTTATTAAATGAAGTGGAGGAGCAGGCGTAAAGCTTGCTCTTTTTAGTTTATGAAAGTAGGTGGCATATGTTCAGTTGGGGGAAATTAGAATGAAAGAATTTTTGGAGATCAATAGTTTTTGGGCAGCAGTATTTGGCAGCGGCTTACTGGCTACCCTTTGGCGAGTAGGTACATGGGTCACTAAGCTAGTTAAAGCTAAAAGGGCTGAGAACGAACTTAGGGAGCAGACAATCACAGCTTTAGAAACGGCAAATAATGACCAAGATAAACGTCTACAAAAAGTAGAAGATTATCAAGCAATGGCAGAGGTCAGAAGTCAGAAAATCGTTAAAGCTGAGAAAGCTTCTTTGCACAACCAAATTTGGAACAAAGCAGATGAGTACATTAAGCGTGGATATATCACTGTTGGTGAGTTGAACAACTTTGATTATCTATTTGAAGCCTATAAGAATCTAGGTGGAAATGGAACTGGCGACACATTACGTGCCAAGGTATCTAATTTAAATGTACGTGATGAAGGTATTCTGCAACAAAAAGAAATTGATGAACATTAGGAGGAACTATCATGAAATTAACAAACAAACAGTATGATCTAGCTAAAAAAGTTTTAACCGTTGGGGTGCCAGGTATCACGGCGTTTATCGTAACTCTAGGTGGTTTATATGGATTTTCAACAGAAATCATTGTTGGGACGATCACGGCTGCTGCAACTTTAGCCGGTGTGTTCTTGAATATCGCTAGCAGCCAATATCAAGATGAACAAAAACTAGATTATGGAGACGGTCAGGAGTTCACAGATAAGAAGGAGGAATAATCCATGTCTTCAATTGAAAATATGATCAAATGGTTTCTAGACCGTGAAGGTAAAGTAAACTATTCAATGACAAGTCGTTTGGGTCCTAAAAGCTACGACTGTTCTTCTGCAGTATTCTTGGCCATGATCGCAGGTGGTTTTCTACCTATCGGGTCCATGGGGAACACTGAAACATTGTTTGCAATGTCAGGTACTAAACTGAAAAAAATCAGTCGATCAGAAGTGAAGCGTGGAGATATTTTTGTTGCTGGTACTCCTGGTCAGTCTAATGGGTCAGGGGGACATACAGGTATCTTCCTAAGTAATAAGAGTTTCATTCATTGTTCATACTATTGGAACGGAATCCATACCGATAGCCATGACTCGTACATGAGCACTCGTCTGCCACATCATTTTTATCGTATTGTAGCTACAGAAAATACAACCACAGGCGGAAAATCTATTGAAGCGGTAGCTAGAGAAGTGATTAATGGATTGTGGGGAAATGGTGACGCAAGAAATGCGGCATTAAAAGCTGCAGGATATGATGCGACTCAGGTGCAAAATAAAGTGAACAGTCTGTTATCTGGCAACACATCCTCGAACATTGTTGAGCAATTTACAACTTTATCCGTTGATGGCAAGTGGGGACCTGCAGTAACCACACGTCTGCAAGAGTATCACGATACCTACAAGGATGGCGAAGTAAGTCACCAATACAAAGAAGCGTGTAACGCTAACTTGTATTCGGCACAATTCGACACTACATTGATCGGATCTGACCTTATTCGTGCTATTCAGAAGGTCTTGAAAGCAAAAGGCTACTACAATGGTGCAGTTGACGGCTTGTGTGGAAAGAACACAATCAAAGCAATGCAACAAGCTTTGGGTACCACACAAGATGGAATCATCAGCCCGACTTCAAATATGGTGAAAGCATTGCAAACAGCATTGAACAATAATAAACTTCCATGGTAAACGAAATCCCCTTACTCATTTGAGTAGGGGGATTTTTTATTTTAACCAATCACCTGTTTTTAAGTCAATAAACTTATCCAAAGTAAGTTTTGAAATAAAATTTTCTTTATATTCATTATTTTTTGTTTGAGAATCTAGTTTGAATGACATATTATAAAATTTTTCATTATTTTTGGTTTTACGAATTAAATTATGACTTATAAGAAATTCTATGATCTTTTTGTGTCCCTCATAATCATCGATTTCAAGATAAAAACATGCTACACCTTGACCTGCTGGATTAGGTCTATTACTCAATTTAGAGGAAGGTATAATTTCTTTTTCAACAGCTTCTCTACAATAATTCTTCATAACTTCTCGGCTAGTTGGAAAATCGAAAAAAATCATCCATTTTCCCACCTTCGAAGGATCTAAAAGTGTTTCTGATTTGAAGTGTTCCCAAGCGGGATTAACAATATGTTCCAATGATATCGCCTCCATTTAATTTACAATATCATTTTTGGTGGTAACGTGCAATTAGTTGTTGATCAATTACTTCAAACTCAACCATAATCTTTGTTTTACCAATCACCGAATACTTCCGAACTATGAATTGATTTCTACTATTATACTCACCAGCAACGACGATCTGCATCCCTTCGTCCACATCTGCTAAAAAGTTGAGACTGTGTGCAGCGATCAAACAGTTTACATTATCTATCGAGAAACGCACTAAAGGGGTCCTCGACATTTTCAACACTCGTATCTTCGAAACTACACCTTTCAATGACTTCATGATGATCGCCTCCATAAGCTTGAACATAATAGCAACAATCTGTTTTACCTAAAGTGACAGCAACATAAAACTCGACACATCTTGCGCCGAACAAAACTTCCTGAGATTCAGAAATACTGTCCGGGAATTCATTTATAAACTCGGAATAGGATAAATAGCCTTGCTCGTATTGGCTGATGATATTCATCACACATCAAACCACTTTTTCTCAGAAAAGAAATCTATATTTCGAATTTCACCATATTCTATGAGGGTGGATCCGATGTAGATTCCCAAATCATTATGACCAGACAGAAACCCGGTTATATCAGGCATAAATTTTCCCAACTGAGTGTAATTTAGTTGCACGGCTAACTTTTTGTGTTTCATAAGCGCTTCCTGAAGAAACTTTCCTATTTCTTCTTCATCCATTTCTGGTTTAGGAGGGCATACATAAGCTAACTCTTTGTCAAATCTATCAATATCAGTTGTATGTTCAGACAAGAAGAATCCTATCCACTTTAATTTTTTACGATCCTCATAAGGTTTAATCATT